CAATCCAGTTGTAGGCGCAGACTTTAATTATAGCGCCAGCGGTTTCATCACTAGCCTTGAGCAGTCAGGCGGCACGGAGGACACAGCTACTTACAGCGCGTCGTTTGAGTTGAGCGGTGCAATTACACAGACGGCTGAATGATCGAAGTAAACGGCACGGAGTACCCGGTGCGGTACAGCATGAAGGCGCTTAAAAAGTTCGAGCGTAAAACAAAAGTTAATGTGTTCAGCTTATCCGATCCGTCGAAGCTAAGCGCAGAGGCGTGCGCCTTCCTTTGTTTCGTTGGTGTTGAATGTGGATGCACCTTTGAAGGGCAGGACTTTGATATGGACCTGCCGACGTTCGAAGACTACATTACGCTGGAGCACGTCACGCAGTGCTTTGATGCACTCGGCGAATACAGCAGCGAAAAAAAAGCATAGACGGCACAGATAAGCCGATTGGCTGGCCTGATATTATTCGGATGGGGATGGGCATTTTGCGCCTATCCCCTTCTGCGTTTTGGTCAATGACATTCGGCGAGGTAAGCCTTGCACTAGACGCCAACAGGGAGAGCGAAGAGATACGCGAACGGATGGAGTGGGAGCGCACGCGGTGGCTAGGTTCTATGATCATGCAACCTCACCTAAAAAAAGGGCGTAAATTGCAGCCAAAGGACCTGATGCAGTTTCCATGGGAGAAGCCAAAGGCAAAGGCTGACAAGCTCACCAAGGAGGAACTACGGCAACGAATACTAGAAAGAGATCAATGGCAAAGCTGAACGATTTAATCGTAACCATAGGAGCGCAAACAAAGCAATTTGATAAGGCGCTGGGCTCGTCTATGAAAAAGATGCAGCGTTTTGGTATGAACACCAAGAAGCTCGGCAAGTCTATGACCATGGGGCTAACCGCACCGATTGCGGCGCTTGGCTTCACAGCGGTGAAAGCATTCGACCAGCAGGCCAAAGCAATCGCACAGGTTGAGGCGGGTTTGAAGTCTACCGGTAACAGCGTTGGATATACTTCGAAGCAGTTGCAGCAAATGGCCAGCGACCTGCAAACCAAAACCATATTCGGAGATGAAGAGATATTAAAGGACGCAACCTCGCAGCTGCTGACCTTTACCAACATCGCCGGCGATCAGTTTGCGCGCACGCAGTCGGTTGCGTTGGATCTTGCCACGCGTTTAGATGGCGACTTAAAAAGCGCATCGATTCAATTGGGCAAGGCGCTAAACGATCCGATTGCAAACCTGAGCGCGTTGAGCCGTTCGGGTATCCAGTTCAGCGAAGATCAAAAGCAGGTCATTAAAAGCCTAACGGAAAGCGGCCGACTAGCCGAGGCGCAGACTGTTATACTTGACGAGCTAGAGAAGCAGTACGGCGGATCAGCAGAGGCAGCAGCGAAGGCGGGCACGGGCGGACTAAAGCAACTGGCAAATTCATTTGGTGATTTGCAGGAGGAGTTTGGCAAAATTATCATGGAGTTCCTGCCGCCTGTAATTGACGGCCTAAAAAATATGCTTGCCACCTTCCAAAACCTTAGCCCGGAAGTTAAGAGGTTCATGGTAATCGGTGCAGGCATCGCGGCGGCGCTTGGTCCGCTGCTGGTTATACTGCCTTCATTAATATCCGGCTTCATGGCTTTGCTCTCGCCTATTGGGTTGGTCATTGCCGCAGTCGTAGGCCTAGGCATTGCGATTGTAACCTTTGCCGATGAGATTGCGCCGTATATCACCGACGTGATCAATTACTTTATAACGCTTTACAACGAGTCGAGCCTTTTGCGTGGCATCATTGGCGGGATTAAAGGCACGGTGCAAGTTGTATTCGATTTCTTCCTGTTCGCGGTGGATGCGGTTATTGGTGCATTCCAAGACCTTGGTACAATCATTAGCGCGGTTCTGAGCGGTGACCTATCAAACATAGGCGACGCCATTAGCAACGCATTCACCAACGCGGCGGATCGCATGGCCGAGTTTGGTACGAAGGCAGCCGAGGACTTTACAACCGCTGTCAATACGGAGCTGGAGCGTGAGCCGCTGGAGTTGGTTACAAAAGAAAGCGTAGCCAATGCGTTAAGCACATTGGGCGGCTTGACTAATTTAATACCGTCAGCCATTAGCGGCGGCGGTGCAGGTGCAGCGGTAACACCAACACCAACGGAAACCGTGACCGTTCAGGCCGACCTTGAATTTGAAGACATCGAATTTATAGACGATGCGGATCTTGATGAAGAGGACATTGATAAGGTCATTGAGCGCACGAACCTTGTTAAAAACCAAATCAACAGCATCGCCCAAAGCATGGCGAACTTTATCGATAGCACATTCAGGAGCATCATTGATGGAACGGCAACGTTTGAGGAAGTGATGCGCAATATGATTAAGCAGATGTTGATTCAGCTGGCTTCGCTCATTGCGCAGTTTGCTGTTCTATCCGTGCTTATGCCAGGCAGTAGTTTAGTAAAGGGTGGACTCGGTAAGTTCATAGGCGGTGGCTTTGGTATTCCGCAGATGGCCAGCGGTGGCATCGTAAGCGGGCCGGTCATCGCGCAGGTCGGTGAGTACTCAGGCGCACAGCACAACCCTGAAGTCATCGCACCGCTTGACAAATTGCAGAGCATGATGGGCGGGCAAAGCGTACAGGTCACCGGCAAGATTTCAGGCCGTGATATACTCCTAACCAGTGAACGAAATGCAATCGACCGAAACCGAGTAAGAGGATTCTAAATGGCTGACCCGATACGACTATACGCAGAGTTTACCGATGACCTGGGCACGGACTACCGGCTGAATATCCACGATGCAGATTTCACCGGCACGGCGGGCACGTTTAAACTCGGCGCCGATGGATTTGTTTTGACATACACCGGCAACAATGAAGACCGTTTGCAGGGCGTCATCGGTAGTGAATTAACCTTTACGCTGACGGAGGAAACCAGCATTCACACAACGTTCATGGACCTGCTCACTACAACGCCTGAACAACGTTTCTCGGTGAGCGTGTACAAAGATCCGGACGGGGTAAATTCAAAGTATTGGTTTGGGGTATTGTATCCGGAGCAGGTCACACGGCCATACGATTACCAGCCGATTCAAAACACGTTAACAGCAGCCGACGACCTGGGCAATTTGCAATATGTGAAGCACTTATTTACGGGCTTGGTAGATGTGCCGACTTTGCTGCTGCAATGTTTAAAGGGCACACGGGCGACCCATCTTTGGAGTACTGACAACTTCCTGTACTACGTCAACGATTTCGACGCGGTGGATTACACCGGCAGCAACCAATTGATAGATACGCGTATATCAAATCTATCGCTAGGCAATCCGGACAGCAACGGAGTGAATCAATATTATTCAGCCTTTGAAATACTTGAAAGCCTGACCAAGGTATTCAACGCGCGGCTGTTTCAGAGTGACGGCGTTTGGTGGTTCTTGCCATTAGGTGCGCAGAAGTTTGACCCGACAGAGCTGACAGTTGAGGGCAAGCAAAAAGACGGCACAGATATAACCCAACAGCTATTTGCAGCGGATAGACCATTTAATTCGTCACTGGAACGGCTACGCGGATACCAGTACAGCGGCCTTGTACCGTTAAAGAAAGTGCGACGCACGCGTAAATACAATGGCAACTATCCGCTCATCTATGATAACCTGTACACCGAAACCGAATTCGGCAACACGTTAGAGGATACAGATGTAGATTACTTGCAGGATACAACGTTTCTAATTACCGGCACATTCAATTATTCGTATGATGGCGACGGCGTGGCTACCGGCGATGATATTGTGGCGCGGGTTATGCTTCGCTTTCAAGTTAAGGTAGGCACGCAGTACCTGCAACGGGATGCACAGTTCACAGAAACAATGCTCGATTTTCAGCTCGCCGATATTGATGAAGGCGTACTAGAATACACTTCGCACGTTTACAGCACTCCACAATGGACGGCGACGCCCGAATATTATGACGTCGTAAGCTACGTATTCAACAGAAACGAAGGCGGTGAAATTACCATGCCGATTGTAATCAATACGCCAGCGCTGCCAAGTGATCAGACCGGGATGGATTTAACTGTGACCATTGTGGGCATAGATGACGCTGGCGCATCTGATAGCAATTTAGTTGATACCGCAGCGGCAGATTTCGAAATCGTTATTTTGCGTGCTGATCTCCTTGGCGATAACGCGTTAGGCGATGAGGTTACTTTCACAGCTACCAACAGCGACACGGCACGCGGTGAGATTGACCAAGGACTTTGCTTGTTTGGTGACGGAGAAACGCAGAACGCCGACGGGGTTATTCGCGTCATCGTGGGCGTCAATGCCGTACCGGTAACCCAATGGCAAAGTTTAAACTACACGGGTACAGGCGTAGGCATTAACCGGCTAGGCGTGCAGGAGATACTAGCAGGCCAGCGGATCAGCACACCAATACAACGCGGCACGGTGTACGGAAGTGATTTAAAGATGTGGCAAACGCTGGACGACACAGCCGGCGACTTCGCACTATTTCAATTCACCTTTACAGCGCGATCCATCGAAACCGAATTAGAGGCGTTTCTAATTGCGCGGGATGATTCGACCGTTACAACGGCCATAGGCGACGCCATCGACGTGGTTGACCCGATAACCCACAACCCTGGTCTAGGTGTTACAGGAGCGACGGAGGCGCTGAACAGGACACTTTTAATCGGTGAGGATAGTTACGGCTCGCGCGTGCAGTACAGAACGATTACCGTAAGTAATCGAGCGGGCACGATTTACAGGGTTGGCTCAATCGAATATATGATAATGAACACATGGACAGGCGGCAACGGTTCCAGCACTATCTACTTACCGCTCGTTGCAAATAACGAGGGGCGCAGCATTCAATTCCATAGCGACGACACTATAACCGCAAACACGTACGTAACATTGCAGCCCGACAGCGGCGACACCGGCACAACTATTGACGGCGCAAGCAGTTACGATTTCAACCGGGCTTATGATGGCGTCACTATCTTGTGCCACAATTCGAACTGGTATATAATACAGAAAAAGGAAAAGTGATGGAATGGGAATTTGTTGCAATGGTTGCGCCGGTGGTGGCGGGTTTGGTTGGTGTATGGGTGAACCTAAACAGCACGGTGGCCAGGCTTAAAAGCCGGGTGATTCAATTGGAGATTGACAGCAACGAGATAAAGAGCGACATGAAAGAACTATTGGCATCCGTCCACAAAATCGAGTTAATGCTTGCAAAGCTGCAAAAATGATTTGGATTATATTAGCAACGGTATTGGTGAACGCAACGTATAAGGCGCGCGAGTATGGCCGTGCGGATGTTGCCGATATAATTATCTTTGTCGCAGCCTGTTCGATAATATGGAACTGAGATATTTCAGATACGAGGAATTCAATTGCAAGTGCAAGAAATGCCGTGACAATTCGGAGGGCCTCGGTATCGACATAATGGATGAAGATTTCTTGAGAATGCTCGACGATGCCCGCCACAAAGCGGGCGTTGCTTTTCATGTGAGCAGCGGCGTGCGATGCACGGCACACAACCGAGCAAGCGGAGGGAAAAAGGACAGCGCCCACCTTGACGGCCTGGCGGCTGATATAGTTTGCACAGACAGCAGAACACGCGGGTATATACTCGGCGCGTTATACGAGGCTGGATTTAATCGCATTGGCGTGCATCGGGAGTTTTTGCACGTGGATGACCACCCGGCGAAGGAAGCCGATTTAGTGTGGCTCTATGATTAACACGATCCGCCCGCGAGTCACACCCCAGCAAAAGAAAGCGCTGGACTACCTGCGCAACAAAGAGCGGCGTATCCTCGTTATCGGTGATCTGCATTGCCCATTTGAAAAGGAAGGATATTTTGAGTTTTGCCTTGAAACGTATGATAAGTACGCGTGCAATCAGGTTATTTTTATTGGCGATCTCATCGACTCTCATGCCAGTAGTAGGTGGGAGAGCGACCCCGACGGAGAAAGCGCACGGACGGAGCTAGAGCGTGCAATTGAAGACCTGCAAAAGTGGCGCATAGCTTTTCCGGTGGCTGACTGCATCATTGGAAACCATGACCGTGTTGTAATGCGACGCGCGTTTAGCTCATCCATTCCCAGCGTTTGGATTAAGTCATTCAATGAAGTGTTGGGCACGTCATGGAACTGGACGGAGCGCATAGAGTACGATGGCGTGCAGTTTATTCACGGGGAAGGCGGGACAGCCCGCACAAAGGCAAAGAACGACCTACAAAGCACGGTGCAGGGGCATATACATACGCAGGCTTATGTCGAGTGGATGGTCGGCAATCGCACCAAGTTATTCGGTATGCAAGTAGGTTGCGGCCTTGACCGCGAAACGTACGCGGCGGCTTATGCCAAGCACTACAAAAAGCAGGCGATAGGTTGCGGCGTTGTTATCGGAGGGCATACGGCGATCAATTGTTTAATGCCGCTTTGATTGTTTGCCTTACATTTGGATTATGTTAGAACTTGCAAAAATGTATTGGTCTGAGATTGCACTGGCGATCCTGACAGCGGCGGGCACAGTCACCGCCTTAACAGAGTCCACAAAGGACGATAAGATTGTGGACGTACTGAAGCGCATTATCAACGCGATCGTTCTAGGACGTAGCAACAAGCGTAAAAAGTCATAGATTTGCAACGGTGCAGGCGTGATAATTCTGCACTTTGATTATTCATCTAAAGAGCCTCCAAACGTGGGGGCTTTTTTTGTGCTTGTAAAATAATCACGAAAGTTCTTGCGTGTACGAATGTTGTTTCGTAGTATTGCCCCATGTGGAGAGAAGGATACGACTACCCAGCAGACGACGAAGACGAAGGCCGTGACTACTACGAAGAGGCCGACGAACAACACGACAAACACCAAGACGACAAACTATGAAAAAACCTATTTGCGTGCGCAGCAGCGTACAAGTAACAGCCCCAAAGTCATTCAACCAATGGCAGCAAGACCTAGCAGAAGAACGCGAGTTTTTGCGCCTAATCGACAAAATGAAAATGCACCTAAAGCAAAACCGAGAGAAATGAACGTTGAAACAATACAAAT